TCATTGTCATTATCATATTCATTGTCATCTACATTATCATTATCATTAGGCATACGTTCGTATACGTTCGCATGCGTTCGCATAAGATTTAACAGTTTTGTAACATTGGTTATACGGTCGTATACCCCTTGTTTAAGTATAAGTATTATGTGTATAGACTACTGTATAATGAATTATGAATTATGGTTTATGGTTATAGTATATGGTTTATAGTTTATTGTTTTTATGGTTGATGTATGCAGTATAAGGTTTAAGTATATAGTATATAGTATACTGTATGGTATCGAGTCGTATACGAAAACATACGGTCCTATACGGTCGTATACGGTCGTATCACACTTCTGTCTCAAAACCACTTGGTCCGTTGTACTTGTCTTTCCACCTGTTGTTGACGTTCTCTCTGTTCTTCTCGCACATTTCCTCGTACTTGATCTTGTCACGCTCAATGGTGCCACTGATTGCACTGAAAGCCATGTTGAGGACGGGTGTATCAAACTCAGCGATCACCCCATGCCTGTGAAAGTCAACCAATGCCAGCAGAAGTGCTTTTGTCTCATCTCCTGTCAGGAACTTCAAATAAGACTCCGCATAATCATCAAAGAATTTGAAAAACATTTGTTGTGCCATAAAAAAATCACCTTTTACCTTTCTGCCAACACTTGTAAACACAGAAAGAAGGTGGTAGACTTATCCCATGAAATGTGTTGGATAGTTACCTGCCTTAACTTCCAATGTCGGACTCTACCTGTTGGCGCAGTTGGAGTCCTTTTACTTTATATCGACATCCTTAGTGTACCATAAATCGGACACCACCACAATGAGAAAAGCCCCATAAACAGGGGCTTTCTTGCTGTTCGCTATTCAGTTAATCAGCTTTCTCTTTTTAGCCTCTTCTGTAATCTCAGCCTCCCACATTAACCAGCCCGGTTTATCGTTTGATGGATCGCCATACCGCTGAGTCTTGCGCTGAAAGTTGCAGTCCTCGACCATGACTTTCAGATCCTTGTCAGAAATGTCTTTAAGGTATTTGCGTACAATGCCTCGGACTAAATCAGGCATATAGGTTTCTCGCCCTTGGCAGTACCGTAAAGCACAGATGCACAGAGTGCCAAAATCCTGCTTTGGAATGTTCTTAACTACGTTTCCCATGTTGACCACCTCTACTCTTCCGCATCAACCCACGGCAAATCGTCCACTGTTTCAAAATCGGCGTCCGCTTTATTGCTCGCTATCGTATTAAGGGATATGGCAATAGCGTTCAGGCTCTCCCGGATCTTCCTCAACTCTTTAAGTAGTTCTCTCTCCTGTTGTGGTGTCACTCTCTGTCTCCTTCATTCTCATACAGTTTGTGTTTAACTCCATGCTCCTTCTGCACCGTTCAGAACAGTCAAATATGTCACAGTCCATACAGCACAGTGCTAATTCATAGTCACCTGCCTTGCAGTCATTTATGTAGCACAGTCTTGCCATTATCTCCTGCCTTTCAGAACTTCTTTCCACGACATTTGAATGTATCTCTGCATCAATTCATGGCACCCCCAGTTCCTGACACCGCATCCTGCGAAATGTTCTATACATACTTCACGGAATGGTTTTACGGTCCACCTGTTGTGATTGTATTCACCCGGCATTTCCATGATCTTGCCTTTACAAGCGATGTTAAAAGCATCCTGATCAACACAGTCAAACTTAGTTGTGTTAAGCAGGCGTATCATCTCGTCATCCTTGCCATCTTCACGGATCAGTTTGAGGTTCTGCAAGTTGACCCCGGCGTTAAAATATTTCTCTTCCCACCGGCACTTATACGGCTCCATTGTCATAGCCATGTAATATCCGGTTAAGTCCTGCGCCCATATATCGTCTATGTTTTTGAGGACAACGGTATCACAGTCTATGGACAGCACTGTCTCAATCTCAGGTGGAAGGATTTTTGTGAGACATACTCTGCACAATGCAAGGTATGTGAACTTGTCATGATAGTTCGGACCGTCCGGAGTAAAAAAATTCTGACCACTCATATTGATTGTCTCAATCATGTCAGGTAATGGATAAGGGTATTGGTCATCCTCTATAAGTATGTAAATCTTATCTACACCACCGTTTTTGATTAGAGACTTAATTGATCCAGTCATGAATGGATACAGTTCTCGTGAACCGGCGTAGACTGCTACTCGCTTTTCCATCTTTCCCTCCGCTTCATAACCTCTGACCACGGCATCTTGATGTACTCGGTCATCTCAGGAACATAACCCCATATATGCGCTCCGCTGCCGGCAAAGTGCCTCACCCTGATCTCTTCCTTGTTCGGCGGTTTAGCCACATAATCGTTGTAGTTGAAGGTGCTTGGCATATCCAGTATCCTGCCGGCACATACAGTGTTAAGTGCATTTTGTTCGGGCAAAGCTGACGGGTTTTTGTTCAGCCAGTCGATCAGCTTGTCACCGATTCCGTCCTGCCTCATAAGTTTCAGGTTCATAAGGCAGACACCCGTGTTAAAGTACAGTCTGTTCCACCGGCAGTTCTGAGGTTCCCTTGTGGCTGAGATGTAGTAATCTCCCAGGTCCTTCTCCCATAGCTCGTCTAAAGGCATCTTGACCACCGTATCACAGTCCATGGAAAGCACCTTGTCCACACTGTCAGGAAGTAAGCTGCATAGACATGCCCTTGCCAGTGTGACGTATGTAAATCTCGTCCTCATGTTAGGACAACCATTGCCAAAAAATGTCTGATTGCTGAAATTTATGATCTCAATGCCATCACAAATCTCTTCCGGAAAGTTGTCATCCTCAATAATCATATATACCTTGTCCACGTTGCCATTAGCAAACATTGACTTGATGGAACCAAGCATATATGGATACAACTCCCGGGATCCTGCGTAAACCGCAATATTCAAATTGACCACCTTTCACTTACTCTCGATTACAGTTACAGTTCCTTCCCAAACGTGCCACTCGCTGTCAGAGTTGAATATATGTGTTTCGGGTTCTTCACCCTCCCGCATCGGTCTTGTCAGATACCACAAGGTATCATCTTTCCATGTGATCTCTTCAAGTTTCTGCCCTGGTTCTAAGACCAGTTCCATCTCGCCACCCATATTTCGTGTAATGGCATGGCAACCACATAGCAGAAACATCACCATAAGTATCGCTATGATTATTTTTTTCAAATTGACCACCTCTCTATAAAATCCCCGGCTGTTACCTGTTACCGATATGGATATTCTTTTTTTGTTCGGAAAAAGAATGGTAGATTTGTGCTCGTATTGTTGTTTACCAATGTGACTTTGGACACTACTGCGAATACCACGCAGCACCGGGGGATTTAGCTATTGTGTAAGGCGACTAAGAAGTGCCTCGATTGCAGTGAACAGTTTTAACTCAGCCTCGTCAAGACCACCCCAATAATCCAATGTCGCTTTTGCAAGCTGACAGGCATTGAGTCGTTCAGTAACCAACGGAAGTAGTGCCTTTGCATCGTGACGGATTGAATCTTCTGACCGCTTGCGACCCTCTTTGAAACCTTCCTCATAGCCTCTCTGAACGCAACCTATCAGTGTATTTTTCGCAAAGTCATCAAGACTGACTTCAATCTTCAATGGTGTCGTTGCCATAAATCTGCTCCAAATCCTGTGAAATCTCATCACCAGTGATCTTGACTGGAATGAGCATTTGAGGCATAAACTCAATCTCGTAGGTGTATCTCGATACATCGGCCCCCGATACATCTTCCACGGTATACATAGTCCATTCGTTGAGGTAGATGAAATGCTTTTGGTAGAGTCCCTTTGCCCTGTCAATCTCTACGATAACTGCAATCTCATTGTGACCCTCGTTCTGAATAGACATCTTGCCAGTCATCTGTAACAGGCACTTATCTGTCCGCATATTGAACACGGTCAATCTTCGGGTTACGTTAAAGTTGTCAGCTTGCTTGCTGATATTGTAAGACACCTTCTCAGACTGCCTCATTCTGCATCCCACAAGCATTACGCAAAGCAGTAGGAATGTCAGCACTCTAATGATTTTCTTTTTCATTCACGCTCCTTTACTCAAAAAACAGATGTCGCCTTGTCTTTGCACAGTACAACAGCATATCCTTCCACAGGTTTAGGATACCGTTGAAGTACTCATCCTCAATCGTTACATCCTTGATTGCATTGTAGATCAAACGGCACTCTTTTGAGGTTAATTTACCATCGCAGTCGGAGTGCAACAGGAATATATCAAAGTCATCGTTACAGTGATTGTTCCAATACTCTTCTTCGGCAACCGTTACTTGCTCTTCCGGGTATGCGACCGGGAATGATGCCTTATTTGCTTTTTCGTAAATCCTGAACATCTCCGCATCATAAAACGCCTTACACAACTCTCTCCTAAGGCGGAAGAAAGAAGAATATGGGGCATGGTATGTTTTCTCCCAATCCAAACCAGTGACTCTTATGTCAAGTCCCATTTTTACCGTCCTTCCTCGGACACTCTTCTGTGCCTTTGAGATGTGACCATGACAGCGGTCTGCAAATCATGTCAGACAGTTTAAGATCGTCATTAAGCTGTGCCCTAAAGCAATCTTTCGGGCAGTCGTCAGTTTGGTCAAAGCAGTGTGTGTAATCGTGGTTCATTCCGTCACCCACCTTGTACTCTTCCATTGCGTGTTTATATCCGTCCTCATATCCTCGCCTGTATGGTGATGTTTCGGGAGAATTGTCATTGACGAACCACACTATCATCATTGCAATTAATCCTGCTATAAACGCTATTGCCTCACTCATTCCGTCACCTCACTCCACGGTTCGGGCAATGGCATCCATGCGATAACCGTTCTCGGAACGATGTTTACGCCAACACGCCATTCACCATCTATTGTGTGTGCGAATTCTGTGTGCAGTTCTCCATCCTTAAAAACCGATGTAACAATGACTTCTCTCGACCTCTTACGGAACATTGGTTTTCTCCATCTATCAGTTCCATAATATCGTGCAAAGATACTATCCTCTTCTTCGGGCAACCGCTCACTGCAAGGTATCCACTGGTTGACTGTGGGCTGTTCGTCAATAATCTGCTCCAATGTTTTACCGTCATTGACCATATTTGAGTAAGCTATTGATTTTTTAAGTTCTATCGGGTCTATCAATCTGCTCATCCCGTTCCTCCCTCAATTTTTCTCGCAGCAGATAAAAGACCTCTCTCTGACAGTCAAAATCTCTCTCTGAAATGTCATTGTCTTTGATCCATTCAATATCCTTTTGAATAGCCTTGTTCTGCCGGATAAGACTGATCGTGTTCTGAGTAATTCTTATGATCTGTGTAGCCACAAGAACTGTGACCATGACTGTAAGGTATTTATCCATCCTGTTCTCCTTTTTGATACCTTTCACAAGACTCGCTTCTGTGCATCAGACAACCGTTTATGTATTCGCATCTCCCGTAATACTCAGACTCTCTTTCCCAGTGCTTGCATGTCATACACCTGTCTATGCTCATGCCGAAAGTTTCTCTGACTTCTTTGCAAATCTCGTCAAGGTACTTTTCGATCCGCTTCTGCCTTCCATGCTTTGTAAACCACTTTTCTTTAAACGCATCTCTCGCTTCTATCCAGTCACCGTGTCCAGTATCCGCAGACAAATACCATTCACGGTCATGGAATAGCTCGGCAAGGTCTTTTACTAATTCGTCCAGTTCTTTGTCGCCGAAATCACCGACATGATCCTGAAGCATACAGTAAAAATAGTTAAGACTTCCTCCGCTCATTCTGTTCCTCCATCACCACTCACAAGGGATTTCAAACAGTACCTTGCCCAGACGGATTACTACGTCTCCGATTGCGTCCAGAACGTATTCGTCTTTGTTCTCTGCTTTTGCGATCCCGCCGATACCTTTGCCGTTTGACCATTTGCGGACTACTGACGCATCAGCCAAAGTGATGTCTTCCGCCGTCCTGTTAGTTTCTTTGCCAATTAAGATCCATCCATATTCGCAAACATAAGCTGTCATTGTTTTTCTCCTTTCAGATTAACATCAATACTTTCTGTATATTGCCGTAGCCGTAGCCGTAGCCGTAGCCGTAGCCGTCGCCGTTGCCGTTGCCGTAGCCGTCGCCGTTGCCGTTGCCGTTGCCGTAGCCGTAGCCGTAGCCGTAGCCGTAGCCGTCGCCGTTGCCGTAGCCGTTGCCGTTGCCGCAGCCGTCGCCGTAGCCGTCGCCGTAGCCGTAGCCGTAGCCGTAGCCGTCGCCGTTGCCGTAGCCGTTGCCGTAGCCGTAAACAGTGCGGTTTATCTCTATGTCTGACAGCTCCCTGATTATCCGCAAATCGGACGATGCGCTTTTTCTTCCTTCTGTTTTGACTTCGCCTGATGCTTCGACCTCGAAAAATCTGTTGCCGTTACGCTTGTAATACTCAAACACATCAGATAGCCGCTCGCAGAAATGCAGACCGTTGTCACAAACGCTGATATAGCCGTCTGCATGGTAGGACTTTCCGATCTCATACTGCATCCCACGGCAGCGCATATTTTTGTCAGTGCCTTTATAGCCTTTCATTCATTCTGTTCCTCCATCATATCAGCACCCCATTGTTCTGCCATTGCGGCCGCAACACCGGGGAATGTCTTTGCCCTGTTGCCTTGTCTCTCTTTCCCGCCGTGATTAAACCAATTCCCAGCAATTTTCGTGCTTTGGCATTGCTCTTTCGGAATAGGTTTTGTTGGTTCAAGGTTTGGTAGATTTTTAAGCCATAAGCACGTCTTCTTTTTAAGCGGATGCCCGAACATATATGGTTGTATTACCTGTGTATATTTTGGTAAACAATAGACAGTTGATGGAATCGGGTTTTCAACGGCAATCCGGTCACAGTCTGCCCAAAGAAAACGCAGCAAAAAATGTGTCGCTTCAATTCCTTTCCGCAATCGTTCTTCGTTGAGAACACCTTTCCCACCGGGATACAAAAACCTTACGCCCGCATTTGAAATGTATGTGCAAGGTGGATGAGCAATAAGCAAATCCCATTTACCATCAATTTTATGAGTCATCCCGTCCATAGTAGTAAACTCACAGTGTCCGTTAATCAACCGCAGAGCATCTCCTTGAATATGCCATTCGGGATGCCCCCCCGATGGTTCCAATATGTCACAACTGTATGCTTCATGTCCTTTTTCTCGGAAAGCTATGCAGACACGCTGCGACTCTTCACACGCGATTAACACCTTCATTCCGTGTCCCTCATGTCAGCCCCACAGTTCGGGCAGAAATTCCATCTCGGTTTGCCCATAATCGTAGTGAGGGTTTTTTCGCCGCACTGATCGCAATGGTAAGGCACGCCGCCGAATATAGCATCATCTGATACCCACTTCCCCTTCTTCCGCTTCACAAACTCAACCTCTTTACCGTGTTTCGTATGAAAACAGATGCTCTCTGTATTGTCGAAATCAACGTCTTCCAGAATGTCCCACTGCTCTTCCGTGATAGGTGAGTTAAGCTCTAATGTCATTTCGTCCATTTGCTCCACCTCTCATATCCGCCCCGCAGTTCGGGCAAAAATCAGACAAGTCATACATTCCCCACGAATTTACGATTGCCTGTTTTCCACACTGATCGCAAGTCCAACAATTATCAATAAAGCCACTTATATCATCTCCATGATATTCAGGTTTCTCTATCCACTTCCCCGTCTTCCGCATCGGCTGTACGGAGGGCAGATGTCTTAGCCCATCAACTGCTTCTTTGTATTTTTCGCCATCAAGAAAGTGTGCCAACAAATATTGTACGGCTATCCTTCCAACTGCATCATCACATGGTACAGTTTCGGGCTGTGCGGATGGCATGGTTGACAGTTTGTTGATTTCTTCAATCACATCTGTCATAACCTTACGCACACCTTCGTGGTGCTCTATATATTCAGGTACTGTTGGAGATGGAATATCAATTTCCCATAATGCTTCGTGTATCCGCTTCAGTGCATCAATAGCCGCCTGCCTTGAAATAGTGTCATCCATCTTCTCGCCTTTCTGCATGTCCGCAGTAAAAATCTTCTGTTGTATTGATCGTTCCGTACTGACTCCACACTCTACACAGGTGACCGTTCATCCAATGCTTACAGTTCTTACAGTGTATGATTTCGGGCTGTGCGGAGGGCACTCTGCTTAACGCATCTCTTAACGCCTCATGCTGTGCATCTGTGCGGTGATGATAGCGTGCCGTCAGCGTGTCGTAAGCTGTCTGTCTGCTTATTAAATCATCTTTCATAAAAATCCCATACCCTTCTTTTGCAACATGTACACGGAGATGGATATCCGTATTCAACTTCATTCTCCCATTTACCCAAGTGCTTACATCCTTCACAAGTTTCGAGCTGTGCGGATGGAATTTTATCAAGCCTCAGTTTTATTTCCACAAGTGTTGCCAAGCACGACTCTGCCCTTGCCTTTATCAAATCCTCATGTGCGTTCTGCCACCATAATTCAGCCGCTGTCTGCATTTGCTTCATTTCGGTTACAAACGCCTGTCTGCTGATCGTATCCGTGCCAACCTCTGCCAAGTTCGTGCCAAGTTTTTTCAAAGCTTCCACCGCCAGCTCCATTGCCCACGGATCAATATCGACAGATGTCTTGATGTGGTCGATTGCTGATTGTATTCTGCTTTTGTCCATATCATCCCTCCATAGCAATCGCTTCTACAACATCATCAATATCGCACTCGCAAAAGTCTGCGACCATCGCTAAAAGCCTCTCGGTCGAAATGTCCTCATCATCAAACATTTCGTAAACTCCCATGATATGGCTCGGTGATGGCTTTCTCCTGTTCCTGATGTGGCGTTTCCTTCTATTTTTTGCCATCAAAAACACCCCCTAAAAAATTCAGCCATGTCACAGTCATATACCTCGCTGAGTAGGTAGACATATTCTGCTGCTGGGACATATCTTCCTTTCAGCCAACACTGCACCATTCTCTCTCCAACTCCCATTCTTTTGGAAACCTCGTTTTGAGTCAGTCCGCTCTCAATGTGTATTCTCCGCAGATTGTCTCGGAAACGTTCTCTGTTCATTGATTTACTCATTCCGGCATCTCTCCATTAGCCATCTTTGAGCCACAAAACGGACAGTATGGTGACCTCATGTATCCGTCATCACCAATCAGTGCCTCTTCACCACATACAGAGCAGTATATTGCATCCTGGTAAGGATCATATGGC